TTTGGCGGCGTCGAAAGGTTGCGAAGGTACACTACAACGACTCTCTGCATAAGCAATAGTAGTAGCGTTCACAACCTCGTCATCTTCCACATGTCCTGCACAACAAACTATATTCTCAAGAGAGAGAACACTGACCAAGTGTTTATAGGCTTTTTGCCACCTGGGACGGAGAAGAGAACTAAAAGCTCCTATCTCATCATTCAAGTGGCAAACAAAAGCCAAAGCCACGCCATAGGTCAAGCAAGACGATTGAATTTGCGGGGGCATCTTAAGACGCCTAGTGACATTCCTCATGACTGCAACAGCCTTACGAAGGGCCGCTTTGTCACGGGGAGCACCTACAAGTTCATTAGCAACTGTAGTTACAACGTGCTTGGGAACCATCACCATCCTAGAAGAACTTTGACGGAGCCAAACGTGCCCACAGATACTATACATCTCGCAATCGTGAACCTTGAGAAATTCCATCATCGGACGGAACTCAGCAGAATCGCCGTAACTAAGTACACCATCAATTTGGCCATAATGGTCTTTATGATGGATCGACTCAATCAACGACATAGGGGGAGTAACCACAGTCTCCAAGCCGACCTTTGCAGGTGCGAACTTGAAGAGCCAGGTATCACCTTTCTGCTTACCTTCCCAAGCCATAGCCTTGCCTCCAGAAGAGTAATAACCAGATTTCAACCAGAAACAAGCGTTGTGCTGATAAGGACGAGAATTCCCAGAAACCTGCATCGTGACCCAAACTTCGGACCCCTTAGCATAGCACTGGTATGTAGACTCAAAGCCCACCTCCGAATTGCCATGATATTGGCCGTAAAGGTCATCGAAAACGTGCACCGCTGCATAAAGTCTCTTAGCATTAGCTTTATGAACATACTCCAAAACCTCTTGAGGAGTAAGGTAATAGAGCGAATGAACGGCCATGTAAACATCAGGATTAGGCGCCAGACAATCAATGGACTTAGATCCACAGTAGCTGGCGCCAGGGGAATAATTCTCTGGAAGACGACGCGTGGCATCAGCGGGGTCAAGAATCGGATTGCAGGAATGAACG